TTTCTACCGATAAACCAAAAATGAACGAAGAAAAAGACATTAAAGGAAAAGGTAGTGGTAAAAAAGATGCCTGCTATAGTAAAGTAAAATCAAGATATGATGTTTGGCCAAGTGCATATGCATCGGGAGCACTAGTCAAGTGTCGTAAAGTTGGCGCTACTAATTGGGGAACGAAGTCTGAAGAAACTATAATTGATGAGGCACAAAAATGTTGGAAAGGGTATAAGAAAAAAGGAACTCAAACACTTTTTGGAAAAACATATAATCGATGTGTTAAAGCAAATGAAGAAAAAGAAATGATTAGATACTGCCCAAAATGTCAAAAAGACGAAACTAGAAATGAGTGCAAATATGGTCCAAGGTATTGGGATATGTTTTCCACCCCATCAGCATTAACAACTAATCAATTAAAATACAACATTGCTACTGTTCATCCTGGAAATTTCCCAGAGTCATATGATCACGAGCACTCTATGGCAAGATCAGAACTGTCCACAATCGTTTCTGCTGCCAAGAGACTTCGTAAAAAAATGAAGGGAGAAGGTAATATTGAGGCATGGGTACAATCAAAAATTACTAAGGCAGCAGATTATCTGGATAGTGCTGCAGATTATATTGATAGTGGTGAAATGAAAGCAGAAGAATACTCAAACTGGAGAGCAGATTTTGGATTATCAGAAGACTGGCAAAAAGTTAATCGTAAAGACAAGACTGATGGTTTAAGTTCTGCTGCTGTTAAAGCATATCGTCGTGAGAATCCTGGATCAAAACTACAAACTGCAGTAACTGAAAAGAAACCAAAAGGTAAAAGAGCAAAGCGCCGTGCTTCATTCTGCCGGCGCATGTCTGGGATGAAGGATAAACTCACCTCAGCAAAAACTGCAAGAGATCCAGATTCAAGAATCAATAAAGCACTTCGTCGTTGGAACTGTAACTAAAATGAAATCATTTCAACAGTTTATTTCAGAAAGCATCAATATTGCCGGCGATTTTAACGGCAATCTTTATATGAATTCTTCCGAACCAGAAACGGCAAACGAATCTTTTCTTGCTGATGTAGTTTGGAAAGGAAGATTATATCGTATGGAAGTTGAAGGAAAAATGATGGATAAAAATCAACTTGCAGAGCAACTACAAGGAGAATATCCTGGAGCGATTGTTCATAATATATACCCAGTAGAATCTACTTCTATAAAAATCAAAAACGCACAAAGATATAGACCAGAAAGATTATCGTGGAGTGAATGATTAATGGCACAATTTAATAAGAATGACCAGGACTTTCTAAATCAAGAAAGAACCCTTTTTGAAGTCAATATGATTGCCAATAAGAATGGCGAAGTAGTTACAATTGACAATCCATTTCCAGTATCTCTTGGAAGTTCCAATATTACTATTAATGGAGATATTACAATTCCTGGAATAGTATCTGTTACAAGTTCTGCGGATAATCCAATTCACAATCACATAGTTGAAGTTGGGACAGGTGGAACATTAACAACTCCGTATCTTCCAGTTGGGATTTCTACATTACTGAATACTGTATCAATTGGAAATACAGTATCAATCTCCAATACAAGTTTTTATATTCTAAATCCTGTTACTTCTGTAACCGTAGGTGGAACTGTTTCTATTGCCAATACAGTATCAATCTCAAATACAAGTTTTTATATAACCAATCCAGTCACAACAGTCGCAGTATCAAGTATTGGTTCTACTGTTACAGTTCAAGGAACAGTAGGAATTGGAACAACAGGGCAAGTATCACTCAATCTCAATAGTGCTCCCGTAAGTTCCAGTAATCCACTACCAGTCACAGGAACAGTATCAATTTCTACAACATCATCAGCATCTGTTACATTTCCACCAATAGCAACCGATGCATTTGGTCGTTTAAGAACTTCAAGTCCATTAACACTTTTTGATAGTTCGCACAGATATAGAGATAATAATCTTTGGAGTGGTTTAGTCATTGGTACTGGTTCAACAGTTGGATTTGTGACAGCACAAGGTTTAGTCAATATTGGAATAGGAACTACTGCTGGATGTTCTGTAATTAGGGAAACCACAAAAGTATTCTCTTATCAACCAGGAAAATCATTACAGGTATTGAATACATTTATAATGAACCCAGCAAAAGCAAATCTTCGTCAAAGAGTAGGATACTTTGGTGCAGATAATGGAATGTATCTGGAACTTGATGGAGATACTTTATATTTTGTGGAAAGAAGTTTATCTACTGGAACAACAACAAGAGTTGCACAGTCGGATTGGAATATTGATACAATGCTTGGTGCAGGGCATCTCAATCCATCTGGTGTCACATTAGATATTTCCAAAGCACAGATTATGTGGATGGATATTGAATGGTTAGGACTTGGAACAGTTAGATTGGGTTTTGTAGTTGATGGAAAGTTTATTCATTGTCATTCATTCCATCACGCAAACTTAATTACATCAACTTATATCACAACAGCATCACTACCATTAAGATATGAGATTGCAAATACTGGAATTACAACAAGTTCAAGCACACTGAAACAAGTTTGTTCTACTGTAATTTCAGAGGGTGGTTATGAACTTCGTGGATTACAACAAGCAATAGGAACACCAATCACGGCACCAAGAACTCTTACAACTGCTGGGACTTTTTATCCTATAGTTAGTTTGAGATTGAAAACTACTGCTTTGGATGCAATTATCATTATGACTGCACTTTCTCTTATGGGAATTGGTAATGGAATTAATTATAATTGGCAGGTAAAAGCATCTGGAACTACTACTGGTGGAAGTTGGGTGAGTGCTGGTGATGATAGTGGTGTTGAATATAACCTCACAGGAACTTCTTATGCTGGTGGAAGAATACTTGCGAGTGGATTTTTAAACTCATCAAATCAAGGTTCTCCATCAATTGATATTCTCAAAGAAGCACTATTCAAGTTTCAGTTAGAAAGAAATAGTTTGACTTCTACACCTTTTGAACTCACACTTCTTGCTACTGCTGCAACTAATGGTGAGAGAATTTTTGCTTCTATGGACTGGGAAGAAATTAGTAGGTAATTTTTATGAGTGACAACATTTATCTGGGTAATCCTAATCTAAAAAGAGCAAATACACAAATTCAATTTACGGAAGAACAAATTATAGAGTTCTTGAAGTGTAAAGAAGATCCTGTATATTTTGCAAAGAACTATATTAAGATCGTTTCTCTGGATCACGGTCTTGTTCCTTTTGAGATGTATCCATTTCAAGAGAAACTTGTAAGAAACTTCCACGAGAATAGATTTAATATTTGTAAGATGCCACGGCAGACTGGTAAATCAACCACCTGCGTATCCTACCTGCTCCACTACGCTGTTTTTAATGACAATGTTAATATTGCCATCCTAGCGAACAAAGCATCCACTGCAAGGGATCTGCTTGGGAGATTACAACTTGCTTATGAGAACTTACCTAAGTGGATGCAACAGGGTATTATCTCTTGGAACAAAGGATCACTTGAATTAGAAAATGGATCAAAAATTTCATCAAACTCTACTTCTTCATCTGCTGTCCGAGGCGGATCCTATAATGTCATCTTTTTGGACGAATTCGCGTTCATCCCGAATCACATTGCTGATGACTTCTTTGCCTCTGTTTATCCTACTATTTCTTCTGGTCAAAGCACAAAGGTAATTATTGTTTCCACCCCTCGCGGTATGAACCACTTCTACCGCATGTGGCATGACTCTGAGAGGGGCAAGAACGAATATGTGCCCACAGATGTCCATTGGTCTGAAGTGCCTGGTAGAGACGCTAAATGGAAAGAGCAGACGATTGCAAACACTAGTGAGCAACAATTCAAAGTCGAGTTTGAATGCGAATTCTTAGGATCTGTCGATACTTTAATTAATGCAGCAAAATTAAGAACTCTTGTCTATGATGATCCACTTAAAAGAAATGCTGGACTAGACGTTTATGAGCATCCGAAAGAGGAAAATAATTATCTAATCACAGTAGACGTTGCTCGTGGTATTGGTAATGATTACTCTGCATTTATTGTTTTTGATATTACCAATTTTCCATATAGGATTGTAGCAAAATATAAAAATAATGAAATTAAACCAATGCTATTTCCAAGTATTATTCATGAAGTAGCAAAGGGTTATAATGATGCTTGGTTATTGATTGAAGTGAATGATATTGGTGATCAAGTAGCGAGTATCTTACACTTTGATTTGGAATATGATAATGTTTTAATGTGTGCAATGAGAGGTCGTGCTGGTCAGATTGTGGGTTCTGGATTTAGTGGTAAAAAATCCCAACTCGGAGTTCGCATGACTGCTGCTGTGAAAAAGTTGGGATGTTCTAATCTAAGAACATTAATCGAAGATGATAAGTTACTCGTAAAAGATTATGATATTATTTCAGAATTAACGACTTTTATTCAAAGAAAGAATTCATTTGAGGCAGAAGAAGGATGTAATGATGATTTGGCAATGTGTTTGGTCATTTTTTCTTGGTTAGTTGCTCAAGATTATTTCAAAGAA